TCTACAAATGCGAACTCGTCGAGAAACAATAAATTTACTGACATACCTCGAATAGAGGAACCAGAAGTTGCAGCTGCAATGATTCGTGAGTTGTTACTAAGTTCTATAGAACCCTTGTTGAGTGCTTTACATCCTGGCTGTAGAAAGAAGGGAAGATTCTCCAACATAAGTGTCACACGTGCAAGCATTTCTCTTGCGGTAGCACCTTTGTTAGCAAGAACTGCGATAGTTTTTTCGGGATGAAATAACGCATACCAGAGAAGGTATGCTACGGAACTTATAGATTTTCCTGACTGACGACACGCCAGTACAATAGAGAATCGATTATCATTAAAGTGGTCGAACATCTCTTCTTGATAATCGTAGAGATCGAAAGGTACTAGACCTTTGTCAAGTGATATAATTTTAACATAGGTTCGAGCGAAGTACGCTGGATCTTCCATGCACTTTTTATATTCTAGAAGTTTCTTCTGTGTCCACTCCTCTTGTACACCGTCACGTTTTACGTTGGGGTTTCCAAGATAGTGTGCAGCGGTACTAGATTTCGTTTGATCCAGAACTGTCGATTGCATCTTCTGCTTCAATCACCCTTTCTTCATTATCTAGGTTTCCCAACATTCTCTGTAAGTCGGTTGTCGAACCTATAAAAACATTATTATTTGTAGTTCCGTTTGGAAGAGCGTTGACGCTTTCTTCCGGTTTGTTGATGTCTTTATGTTTCTTATTCAGATCCATAAGTTTATCATTAACATCGGAAATATTCTTAATCATTCCAGACAACACTTCAAAAGCTCTAGGGTGTTCACTTTCTCTAGCAACTTGTATCATCAACTCAAGAGACTCTCGACCCTTTTCGATTAAATCGTAATATGTATCTCTGGAATGTTCATAATCATTTTCTATATTATTTTCTTTATCAGATTTCATTTCCATCATTATCCAAGTATTTCACATTAAATCCATAGTCACTGTCAGGGCTTACACCAATAGGATCTGGTGTAATATTTATAGTCTCAAGAGGTAGGTTGTTTTGTAAATCTGTTAGTATACTCAAAGGTGTATTAACCTCTCTAATTACAGATCTGTCTCGATCAGGACCATAGAAGTTTATTTTCATCTGAAAGTCCAGAGTATAGATTATGGTCCTTCTCTGTTCTAAACCACTTTCGTAGTCATCAGAGAAGGTTATTCCTTGAAGAACTACAGGGACATCTTCCTTGACATCTGGATAATCTGAAAAAGGTTTGACTGTCAAATTATATTGAGGAGCGAAGTAAGGTATGATTTGTTCTACTATTTGTAAAGCATCGTCTTGGGATTTGGCATATATATTTAATTGAAACTGAATATTATAAGGAACTCCGGTATAAACCTTTCTGGCCTTTGTTGCATCAGAAGAGAGAGGTTCTTTATATGCATTAACCTTTGGAAGTTGTCGCATAGGGTCGTAAGCTAGATCAACAATCTCAAATGACATTCTCGGAAGTTTCATCGCAATTCTTCGTTCGGACTCCTCCCCATTAGACATGGAAGATAATCTTTCTAAGAAGTTTCTCTTAGGAGCATACGACAAAGGAACTTTCACCTGAGATATTACCTCATTAGATGCGTTCGATCTTATGACATGCAAGTTGTTAAAAAGAGATCCGAATATAGATACTGTAGTTCTTACTCTCTTATTATAAAAATGAGTTCCAAACATTATGACGGGTCTCCAAATGGATTAGTCTCACTAAAGTCCAAGAAGTCTGATTCGAAATCGTCGAATATCTGATTCTGGGATTCTATCTGTATGTCCTGAATCTCTTTAATCTGTGTGGGTATCCAACTTGCAGTCTCACTTGTTATCGGAGATGTCGTGGTCCATAGATGGAACTTACCATCGGTAGCTCCGGTATGGGCGATAGATAACGTCTTAGTATCACTATTCCAAGTAGTAACTTCACCCTTGATAATGTATTCTCCGTTATCTTGAGTTAGTACTTGACCATCCAAGAAGTCTCCACCGGATACTGGAGGCGATACTGTGACCGTAGGTGCAGTATCATACAAACTCCCTTGGTTCTCTATTGTTCCTCCAGTAACGGATCCACCAGAAATTTCTAGAGTAACCTCAGCTGTTACCCCAGCTGGATCTGATGGAGATGAGAATATTGCGGTAGGAACTGTGGTGTAATTCTCTCCAGATTCTATAATATTTAAATCTGTGACCTTTCCTTCACTATCAATAACTGAAGATAATTCTGCCGAAGAAGATAAGTAATCCGACATCACCAATTCATATTTAAATGCTGATTCCTGTTCTACAATATCAATACCTTCTATACCAGTATCAAAATCTTCATCATTGTATTCGAATAACTCACACTGAAGCCTAAACGTCGGAAGTTGACTTAGTTGGTAGAAAGGAGTTTCTGTTTCTACCTTCATTATCTGAAAGATAGATTCTGACATAGGAAGGAATATTAAATCACCCTCCCTAGGTCTAAATTTCTGTGAGTCAAGATAGTCTCCTATCAAGGATTGCCATCTCTTACGAGCAACAACAAATGTTGCTTGGTCTCTCAATTCAATGCCAAATTTGGTGAATAGATCACCCTCTCCATCAAAACCGTCTTGGTTTTCAATGTACATTTCGACTTTGTATGAATCTGAGAAACGAGAAGGTACATCATCAATAAAGATAGGATCTCTATTAACAATTTCTCTGGGGAGATAATACACATCTTGACCGTAAAACTGTATAGATTCTATAATCAAATCTTCATACAGATTTTGTTCGCTGCGTACTCTTTGACTTATATAACGATTAGTGGCCATGTTAACCTACAAAGAAGATCGGACCTTCGTCTTCCTCTTCTCGGAACTTCTCCATAATCTTTTCGATGTCTTGTAGAGAATCCTCATATATCTGACGAGCATTAACTGTAACACCGCCGGGCAGTGTCATACCGTCAAACTTTATAAGATTAGTTCCCCATTGTCTTTTGACAAGGGCTGTAGAATATGACTTAATAAATTTATGATTCCACAATGAATTATATTCATAATCAGAGTTAGGAGTTCTCATTCCATAAACTTCGAAAACAACATATTGTCCAACTGGAATCTTGGATTTACTTAAGAAAAAGTTTACTCTATTGTTCTGTCTATCGAATGTTATCTCTGGCAAACCAGAAAGTTTCATATCTAACAACGATAGATGTTGTTGCATTTGTTCATAATATGCCATATCACCGGCATAATTATTTAAATCTGTGATATCATTTAACATCATTTGATACTTGATATCGAAGAAGTTTGTTTGTCCTTGTACAGTATTAACGGGCAACATCCTAACAACTGACATGACATCCACACCGAAATCGATGTATCCGTTATCAATATCATCCTGTGTTAGTTGATGTGACAAATATTGTCTTTTTGATCCGTCTGGATGATGTTCACGAAACCACTGAAGGGCTTCATCAATTCTATCGTCCAATTGGTCGTCATCAATATTTACTTCTACTACTGGATGTCCTAAAGACCTCAAGCAGTAATCCATCAATTCGTCTTTACTGTTCGGTATCATATAACCTATTCCTATTTTATAACTAGGGTGCCACGTTGTGACACCCTGTTATATTTATACAATTTATTAGTTAACGATGTTACCGTTAATGTCATAAATGTCGATACGGAAGTGTGAACTCTGCTGACCGTCTAACTTGTCAGAGTTGTCTACTGTAAGACTAACTGCATCGCCAGGTTGTAAAGCACTATCCGCCTTAACACCTTGAGCAGCAGTTGCGACATCGGCAGTATTTGCCTTAGTTGCAAGACTATTAGTCATAGTAGATGCAAAGTTCGCATCGTCACCTAGAGCAGCAGCTAGTTCGTTGAGTGTATCCAACGAAGCAGGAGCGGCATCAATTACATTAGCAACCGCAGTTGATGCGGCATTGTCTGCGTAAGTCTGTGCAGAAACAAGTGCAGCATCCGACTTAGTCGTTGCATCAACAGCTGCGGCAGCTTGAGCAGCATCCGCTTTAGTTGTTGCATCCGCAGAAGCAGTCGCTTCAGCGGCAGACTGTGCAGCATTCGCTTTCGCAGTCGCATCAGAAGATGCAGTAGAGACAGCAGCTGATTGAGCAGCATTTGCTTTACTAGTTGCATCCGCAGAGGCAGTTGCGATAGCATCCGCTTCAGCAGCATCTGCCTTAGTCGTTGCATCAGAACTTGCAGTCGAGATAGCAGATGTTACAGCACTTTGTCTTGCAGTAGTCTCAGCAGAGATTGCATTGGAGTTAACAGTAATTGCATCAGCATTAGCCGTTATACTAGCAGTAAGAGTAGTATCAGTTCCACTGAGAGCATTTACTTCACCTTGTAAGGTGGATATTGCAGAAGTTCTTGCAGTAGTCTCAGCAGAGATTGCAGAAGTGTTAGCAGTTATTAGTGCTTCCAAGTCATCTTGTAATGAGAATCCACCAAGTGAAGAAACATCATATACTTGTACATCGGATTCAGTGTGTGCATATAATTTCTGAGAAGAAGATACTGTATGATGGGTTGAACCAGTAACAATCTTTGTTGGTTCCTTAGAAAAATCATTAGTATCATATATTGACACACCTTTATCATGGGAAAGAAGATTTCCGCTTTGATCATAAATTTTATCGTCGAGACCAAGAGATAAATGATTACCAAATTCGTACATGGTTCTTGGACTTGGTTTAGCAGCGCTAAGTTCGGCAAGAAGGGTGTTTGTTCCAGCTTGATAAACTCTAGTTATAATAGGATTTACACCATGATAATGAACAGCATAATAACTTTCAGTAGCAGTCACAAAGTACTTAACATCATTTGTACACTCTAATGTAGCTACAAGTTGATTATCAGAAGTGTTATAGACAAATATTGCACCAGCTACATTTGTGACTTGACTATAGAACAAATCTAGAACATAGAAATAATTTCCTCCAGCTGCCATATTATATCCCCAATAACCACGAGGATCTGCGGCCGGGGGAGCTGTAATTGATGTCGGTGTTACTGATAACAATACTGATGCATTAGAATTAGGCATTTGAGCAGCAATATCACTCGCATTCCAAACATGAACCGTTGGCGTAGCACCGTAACTATCGCCATATTTAGCAGCATAGAATTTACCATCAGCAAAACCGACAGATCCCCCAAAGCCGGGATCAGCGGTAGCTCCAGAATCTAGAGTATGGACGTGATGTGCTTGACGTGGGCCAGTACCCGTTATTAGGTCTGATAAATGATGGAAGTTAATAGAACCGTTCTGAGCAGTACCTAGCTTAGCATTACCAGCCATAAGAATCTTGGTAACTGGATCATATGCAAATTCACCGGAGGATGAACCAACTAACTCTAGATGATTAACTAAATCACTAGGAGAATAGATTCGCATATACGTATCATCTCTTACCAAAACTACATCATCATGTACTATAACTTCTTGTCCCCAATCATCACTGCTTACAGGATCCGTAATAGTAGATTCTAAAGTTGGAGCTCCATCCACAGGATTACCATTCAAGAAATCTTCAATAGAAGAAACACTTGAAGCATCTGCCTTAGCAGCAAGAGCGGTAGTCATTGCACTAGCGTCTGCCTTAGTTGCAAGTGCGGCAGTAGTTGCAGCATCATCTGCCTTAGTTGCGATAGATGAAGTTACTGAAGATGCAAAGTTTGCATCATCACCCAAAGCAGCAGCCAACTCATTAAGAGTGTCTAGAGCAGCAGGAGCAGCATCTACAGTTGCAGCAACAACCTGATCGGCATATGCTTTAGCGTCTGTTTCTGCTTGATCTGCTTTACTAGTCGCATCAGCACTTGCAGTAGAAATTGCAGCAGCTTGTGCGGCATCTGCTTTAGTTGTTGCATCAGATGCAGCGAGTGCGACAGCTTCAGACTTAGCAGTAACGATTGCAGCTTGTCTTGCAGTAGTCTCAGTTGATATTGCGGCAGTTCTTGCAGTATTCATTTCCGTTGTAGTTGAGTAACCAGATAAGTCTACACCAGCAACACCTGAATCAACATATGCTTTAGTAGCAAATAAAGAATCGTCTACAACATAAAGTGATGTGCTAGCAGATACCACATCATATACACCGATATCTGTGGATGACTGTTCCGTTCTATAGACGAACTTAGAAGAACCGGATAAGTAGGCAAATGGTTTCGCACCTCCAGAAACACTTTCAGCACTATAGATATTTCCGACAGACAGAGTTTGTCCAATCACAACTTCACTTAGAGTATCTCCAAGAGTGTAAATCCGTATACTATCATAGGAACCAACTCCTGCAGCAATAACATTCCCGTCAATGAACAAGAGTCCACCAGCAGCATGTGTGGTATCTATATTATAGACTGGTTCAAATACACCGTTGTGGAGGTCTTCGTTCTTGTATACTATAACACCGAATTCTCCACTGTCGCCTTGGTTCATTGGAGCATAGGCTATAAAGTAAGTTCCGTTCGTATCTGTTTGTTGACCGAATTGACTATTTGCACCGCTACCCACACCACTAATACCACCAAACTCAAAAGAGTTTTGTAGTGTTAGAGTTGAACCTGATAAGGTGTAGTGATGTAAACCGCCATGAGTCTGCCCATAACTGACATAAACATTATTACCATGAACGGAAATTTCTTTACCGAACCAGTTGTTATTGGTATAACCTTCAGCAATAGGATTCTCGATACGAGAAACTCTGTTTCCTGTGGAAAGATCAAAGTGGTAGACAGCACCTGCTGCAGATTGACCATCGACATTGCCATCACCAATCGTGATATCTTCTGTACAACCAACATATAGATTAGAACCTTCTAAGGCAAGGCCTTTGCCACCGAATCTACCCTCGAACCGATTCCAAGGGTTAGGAATACTGTCCGGTTCCAAGATGTATAAAGGTGAACCGTCTACAGCAGAGAAGACATGCACTCTACCATGTTCACCATTGTAATTATAAGCACCAGCAACAATATACTCATCGTTCATGATAAGACCAATTGACCCCATTCTTTCGTTCGATGATGTACCATCTAGGGTGAATGCCAAAGAATTGTCCGACTGGTTAAATACATAAACTCTACCCTTACCACCATCATGAAGCCAGTCATTCGTGGCCCACTTCGTAGAGTTATTGGCAACAATGGTACCGTAAGCCCATGCGTCTGAAGTGACACTAGTTGGGACAGTAATCGTTGTAGGATTTTGTAATACACTGTCCGAAGACCAGTCTACCAAAGTCTGCGAATACAACGAAATACCAGTTCCAAAATCTTCTGGTTGTATCGCAGTATCAGCAAGAGCACCTTGAGCGGTAGTTGCAACGGCACTAGAATCTGCCTTAGTTGCAAGAGCGGCAGTAGTTGCAGCATCATCCGCCTTAGAGGCAAGACTAGTAGTAACAGTTGAAGCAAAGTTTGCGTCATCACCTAGAGCAGCAGCTAGTTCGTTCAATGTGTCTAGTGCGGCAGGAGCGGCATCTACTGTAGAAGCAACAACTTGATCAGAATAAGCATTAGCTTCAGCAAGTTTAGCAGCAAAAGCAGCATTAATATCTGTAGTAGTTGAGTAACCAGAAAGATCAACGTCAGCATTAGAGATAGCAGTATTCATTTCCGCAGTAGTTGAGTATGCAGAAAGATCCACACCAGCAACACCTG